AGAACACAGACTTTGTTTGAGCAGATGATTCCTAATATCAGCAAGATTAACAAGGTGATTGCACAAGAAACTCAACTGTGTTCTGACAGTTTGCGAATGGCAGGTCGTTTCGATTGTATTGGAGAGTACGAGGGAGTTCTCTCTGTGATCGACTTTAAGTCAGCAAAATCTTTCAGAAAAACAGATTGGATTACTAATTACTTTGAGCAAACCGCCGCATATTCGTATATGTGGTTGGAAAGCACAGGGGTTCGTATTCCACAGGTTGTCATTTTGATTTCTGCGGAGGACGGTAGTACACAGGAGTTCAAGAAAAATCCTGATGATTACAAAACAAAACTAGGTGATTCTATCAAGAACTATTGGTCGCACAATAATTTTAAAGAACTACAGGAGAAAATCAATGAAATGGTTCAGCAAACTACTTTACGGTGACGATACAAAAAAACCTGTTACTCCTATTATTGAGAGTGGTATGGAAACTTATGCAGAAGATGCAGAAGAGTCCTCTATTCTAAAAAAATTAGGAGACGGAAAACATGTAATTCATATCATGGTTCAAGACAAAGAAGTTACTCTTGTTTTTAATGACGAAGAGTTTAAAAATGGATTGCTTCGTGGAAAAAGCCTAACAGTAATACCTAGAGAAGAAGAAATACAAGAGCAAGATTAAAATGGGATCAATAATTAATTTACAAAATGATTTTTGCCGAGAGATAGAAGAGTTGTACAGGAGTCGAAAGGACACCACTTACATGGAAGTAATTGTGGACTTGTGCGAAAAGCACGGTATTGAGCCTGATGCAGTATCCAAACTTTTAACAAAACCAATCAAGGAAAGACTCAAGGTAGAAGGTCAAAGTAAGAACATGGTAAAGAAAACTTCTAAACTTCCGTTATGAATCCTTACGAGGCGTACCAAACTTATGTGTCGTTGAAAGCACACTTTGCAGGAAAAGGATTTAATTACAACCTTTACGGCAAAACAAAAACCTCTCCTAAAACTTTTGATACACGAAAAGACAAATATTATTTTGAAAAATTGTCTAAAAAATACAAAAAAGAAGAGTTGGTGGAGTTTATAATTTCCCAGATTGTTGGAAAAGGAAACACATGGGTTGGTAATATGTTTTCGGAAGAGGCACTAGAACTCCATCGGCAAAGAATGAAAAGAGTGCAAGCATTACAACACACTATACGATCAGAAGTGAAAAACTTGTGGCACTCTGGCGGAGAAACTCCAGAATCTTTTGAAAAATTATTTTCTCCTAAAGGAGACGGATCGTATGCTCCACTATTTCAAGAAATTATTAAAAAAACAATAAGTCCTGAAACCTTTGTGGTGCTAGACGATATATTGCATTTTACAAAAAACTGGAACACAGCAGGCGATCCTGTGTGGGAAGAAATTGGCATTCCTATTTTACAATATGCTCCCTTTCTGCAACTAGAAACTCGTCGGAGCGAATTAAAAAAAATTATTGCAGAAATTTTAACAAAAGGCTTGCATTCCACAAAATAAAGAGTATACTATACTCTTAGTTCACTAATACTTTAAATACCTCGTAATACGAAAGGATACTATATGGCTGGATTTTCAGATATGAAGAAGATGAGTAACAATTCCGTTTCTAGTTTAAGCAAGGAATTGGAGAAGATCAATGAAACAAAGTCCTACAAGGACGAACGAATGTGGGCTGCAGAACGAGGCAAGGATGGCAACGGTTTTGCTATCTTGCGTTTTCTGCCCGCTTCGGAAGGTGAAGATGTTCCGTGGGTTCGCCTGTTCAATCACGGATTTCAAGGCAAGGGCGGATGGTTTATTGAAAACTGTCCAACAACTCTTGGATTGAAGTGTCCTGTTTGTGAAGCAAACAGCGAGCTGTGGAATAGTGGTGTAGAGTCTGACAAGGAAATTGCACGACAACGCAAACGAAAACTGTCTTATATCAGCAACATCATGGTTATTAGTGATCCTGCTAATCGTGAGAATGAAGGCAAGGTATTCTTGTTCCGTTACGGCAAGAAAATCTTTGATAAGATTAGTGATAGTATGCAACCAAAGTTTCCTGGCGAAGAACCAGTAAATCCGTTTGACTTTTGGAAGGGTCAAAACTTTAAGATGAAGATTCAAACGGTTGCAGGTTACGCAAACTATGACAAAAGTGAGTTTGATTCTACTAGCTCTTTGCTAGACGGCAAAGATGATTTGCTTGAAAAGGTTTGGAAGTCACAATACAAGTTGCAAGAACTTGTTGGCAAGGATAAGTTCAAGGCGCACGAAGAACTCAAGGATCGTTTTCACACAGTGATTTCTTCCGATAGCAAGACCTCATCAAAGAGGGCGGAGGATGCCGAGCCTGTGCGAGAGACTTTGAGTGAGAAATTCCGCAAGAAGGAATCTTCCGCAAAAAAGGCAGAACCTGTTGCAGAAGCTGAAGATGCAGACGATACTCTTTCGTATTTTCGTAAGTTAGCGGAAGAGGATTAATTATCCTGCTGGTCGGTAACTAACTTGATATGACATCTTTGTTGGATCATTATGGCTTCCCGAATAGAGAGGCATAACAGTGGAACCCCCTCCTGCGGCCGATTGTGCTGCGGGAGGGGTTATTGTTGGGTTTGAAATATTATTTGCTTGAACTGCACTAGACGATGCGGGTTCTACAAGTTGCAGTTGTTCTAAAATTCTTTGCAACAAATCTGTACTTGCTCCGTCAGATTTCGTCAACAAGTTTGAATTTTCAGTCATACCAGTGGTAACCAAAGAATTATTTTTTGATTGCTCTCCTGGCTTTTTAGCATCACCAAACACAAACGAAGAGATAGATTCAGCTGCTCCACGAATCTTAGAAAAAATTCCAGAGTCTTGTTGACCGATATGATCCATAAATCCTGTGATCTTATCAAGACCTTCCATTTTTCCTAAATCTAATTTTGAAAAGTTAACAAGTGCGGTGGCAAGTGTGTCGATTGCACTTGCTCCTTGTTGCAACATAGGCGCGGCATTTGCAAAACTAATAAACAATCCAAGCATACTTGTGGATGACATTGTTGCATTGTCTCCACTAAACCAACCTAAAACTCCAGACACCAAACCTGCAACCGCACCACCTACTTGCATCGCCGCTCCAACTGCGGAGAACAGTAAAAGTGCGCCAGTAATCGCTGCAATTCCTGCTGCGGCTACAAACAACCCACCACCCACTGCTCCTAAAACTGAAAATTGGGTTATCAGGTTACCAAGTGGTTCGATAAAAGGTTGTAGGAAAAACATTCCTGCTCCAAGGCTTGCCAACCCAATACCTAAAACTCCAAGAGCAGCTGCACCAAAACCTATTGATATTGCACTCCAACCAATAGCAGAAGCAGCTAGACCAATTTCAGTTATGGCTGTTGCCACACCTAAAGAGTCCACACCACCCATCATCATGATCGCTCCCGCCAAAGGCAACATCGCCAGTCCTAATGCACCAAGAACAAACGCACCAAAAAGAACTAAAGGTGAAATCGCTCCTATCAAAGCTGCGGCTGTACCCAATGCAAGTATTGAAGTAACCACACCAAGCAAACCTTCAGTTCCTACCGCACCCATAATCGCCATTCCTGCACCTAATGCAATCAATGACAATCCTAAAGCGCCTATGGCAAATGCGCCTGCTATAATAAATCCTGCGGCAAAACCTAATCCTGCAGCCACAAGGGAAAGACCAAGAATGGCCGCCGCAGCTAGTCCAAGAGTAGACCAAGAAATTGTTTGTAGTATCATTAAACCTAAAGCAAGTGGTATAAGTGAAAGGCCGAGAATCACCAGCGTGGCCGCACCAAACATTATTTGTGTTCCAAGTTTTCCTATCACTGCGGCAACAACACCCAATCCAATCAGTGCTGTTCCCAATTTTGCAATAGTTTCCCATTCAACTCCCGCCATCATTCGCAACGCAAGTGCCATCGGTATAAGAGAAATACCAAGAATAGTCATGCTTATTGCAGACTTTATCATTGAACCCATAGGCAACTTACTCATACCATACATCACACCCGCAAGACCCATAATAGCAACGCCTGCTTTCGCCAAGTCTTGCCAAGAAGATCCAGAAAGAAGTTTAATACCGATTGCAAGAGGAATCAAGGATGCGCCCATTATCATTAATGCAAGAGAAGATTTTATCAAAGAGGAACTGTTAATTTTGGACAGCATTTTCAAAGTACCAATCATTGCACCCATAACAAGTGCTGTCTTTAGCATTGCAGTAGGACTAACTTTGCCCATCAGCATCATACTAATCGCCATAACACCAATGGATGCCGCCATCATAAGCATAGATTGCGCCACACTTTTCATACCAGAAGAGTTCAGTCTAGACAACAACCACAATCCTGCTCCCAAAGATCCAATTGCAATTCCAGTTTTAATTAAAGTACCAACATCAATATTTTTCATTAATTTCAGGCCAACAGCAAGAACTATAATTGCTCCAGCAATCATAAGCATACCTACCGCAGCATCTTTTGCTGCACTTAAAAAACTTCCTATTTTTCCTTTAGGTGCTTTTGATTCTAGTTTGGTGTCAGTTTTCCCACTCTTTTGTGCTAAATCTTTAGACTTACCGCCTTCGCCGGCCGCGGTTAACTCTTTTTCTTTCGCGCCTGCGGCGCTGGTAATTAAAGAATTTGATATTTTAAGAACCATACCACCTATATTTTTCAATTCTGAAACAACAGACTGCGCCATTGTAAGAACTGTGTCTACCAAAATAGTCAACCAATCACTAAGATCAGAACCTATGGCAGAAAGTTTATCCACCAAAAGATTCAGCCATTCTTCTATTCCTCCAGAAGTAGGCACAGAAGTAGCAGACACGGACGCAGCAACAGAGCCGGACTGCATTGTGTTTGTGTTTATGGAGTTTAAAGAGGATGCAATAACATCCAACCATTCTTGTATTGCAATAGATGCAGCCTCTATTCCACCAGTGCTTGCAGTTTTACCTGTGAAATCTTTGCTTGAAATCAATTCCAACCACGAACTTATTTTTAATATTCCTGCGTCGAATCGTCCAAAAAATTCAAAATCACGAGGATGAAGAGGATCTAAGAATTTACCTTTTGATTCTTCCTGTGGTTTTTCTGCAACAACCGCTGCCTTGACCTCAGTGGATTTTTTGCTAAACTTCCCCATATCTAACATAAGTTTTGGCGCAATGTTTTTAAACATACCAAAAAGGAAAGGCAGAAGAGTTCCGATTCCTAATGCAAACGCACCACGAAACGAATCCTTTATGCTTGGAATGCTTTTAGATAATCCTGTTATGGAATTTTGAAATTTTTGAAGTCCTACTGTCTGTTTGGTAACCCAATCCGACAGAGGTTGTAATTTTTTGGTAAGTTTAGAATCTTCCTCTAAAGACTTACCAAAAGATTTCACATATTTTTCACTCTCTTTATGCGTCAACGATACCGATGCAAGAGTTTCTTCAGCAACATCCGCAGTTTTTGCTAGTTGCTCAAGAGAATCAACCACCTTATTAGTGTTTGCCAACTCTTGCTTGTATCTTTGATTTAACGCATCAAATTCAGCCTTCTCTGCTTGTGACAGTTCTTTGCTGACTCCTTCGTATTTTTTTAAAGCATTTTTTGTTTCTGCTAGAGAAATCTTAAAAGAGTCAAAATCTTTTGTTAGCTGTACTAAAGATTCCTGCGCCGCTTTGGTTGCGTCAACTTGTTTTTTAAGCGCCTCGGTTTGTTTCTTTAGTGCTGCTTCTGCTTCTTTGCTTGCTGCATCGCTTGGCATAGGCGAGCCGGCCGGAGGAGTGGTCGATGGGTCTGGTGTGTGTGGTGTTCCGAATTCTTCTGCCATTTATTTTACTTTTTTGGAAATTTAGCCTCTAGTTCTTTTGATTCCTCATTTTGTTTTTTAGTATGTTCCACAACCAACCCAATATAAACCTGTCTTTCCCACGGCAACATATTTTCAATGTCACTTAGGGCATAATTATGATGTTCCATCAGTTGAAAATTAGTTTGTAGCATGTTGCCCAAATTGTCGTGCATCATGCTTATTGAAAAAAATCTTGCGCCCCTTTTAGTGTTACTTTGTTAACGGCCTTACATTTTGAACACTCGCATACAATATCTTTAGACACTACTGGCATCTTGGTAAAGAAGTCCATGATTTTTGCAAACGCACCTTGAGGAAGATTTTCGATAAATTCCACAAGTTCGTTTGTTGTGTGTTCTTTGCCTTCGTAGATTTGCGAATTATCGTAAATGCTAGTTATACAGGTAGCAACAAATTCCAAAAGTTCCGTGGGATTTTGTGTGTTGCCGCCAGATGACTGCAAGATCTGAAGCGCCTTGAAATTAGGATAACGCATAACAAGACCCATCGTATCTGAAATTGCAATCTTGTTTGTGTGATTTTTTTCCTTGATCACTTGAATTTCCGATAACTCAACTCTTACCGGAATTGGTGTGTCACATTTTGTGCATTTGATATTCACTTCAACACTTTCACCAACAGACTTCGCCCTCAGCTGTAGAAAAATATACTCAATGTCAAAGGTGGCAGCCTCTTCTGGATCAACCTCGTTAAAGGTACAGTTAGATACAATCTGTTTCATGGCAGATAGTATTTGATCTTGATCCTTTGTTTCATTGGCGAGTAGCAAAATCTTTTCTTCCTTGACTAGGAATGGACGAAATTTAATTTTCTTTCCTGTGGATGGAACGGTCAATTCATAATTTGGCGCAACAATCATTGGTAAACTCATATTATTCTCCTTTGTACATGATGTTTAGTGTATTTATTCAAGTTAAATGCCCTTGAAAAGAGCGGCAGTATTTATGCCAGATGTTAGCAAATTGTTCAAGAACACATTTGCAGATATATTCTTTGGTTGTGGTGGCAACACAACCTTTTTGTTTGCCTCGATATCTACAACTTGAGGTGGCAGATAAGGTTTCGGTAATGTTTGTGGTTGTGCAAACACAGGGTATTTGATATCGGCTTGGTTTGTTCCTAGAGGTTTCTGTGACATAAACATACTCTTGAACTTCATAATTTCTGCTTCCGTGTAATTCTTCTTGATACCGTTTGGTACAGCAGCCTCGATAGTTGGCAAGGCGGGATGGAAATTGTTGGCGGCGAAACGGAAATCCTCGCTGAAATCTCTGAACGGAACTACTTCACGATATCCAAAGTTTACAGTTACTCCTAAAACTCCAGTTGCGGCAGATTGTGCCTGTTTTAATGTTACAGTTTTTGGATATATCTCGCTGTAGGTTATGCCGTATATTTCGTTTGCTTCGATACGCTCTAATGCCTCGTTGTAATTTCTAACATAATTTGGAAGCAACATAACAGTCATTGAACAATTTTTTGCATAGTTATCGTAATATCCCACATATCTGCTCACAGGATCTATTATGGTTTTTTGCCAAGATCGAAACACCAAATATTCATACAGATCCGTACCACAAGAAAACTCAAAAGGTGCGCTGCT